GTCTGCCGCTGCATCACAATCCTCTGGCGTGATTCCATATTCGCTTGCGTTCTGAAGCGCGCTTAGCGGGTCGTTCATCTCATCCTCCAGTCTAGGTCAAGGGGCTGCCTTAGCGCGGCCATCAAGTACAGCCCACAGTCTGTGGACGTGTTCGGCACTAACCACCATTCCGTCAGCGCCAGAATCATGCCAGTGCCTAATGCAGGCCGCCGCCTCCTCCAGTTCCGCGATCCGCCGCTGCAACTTGCACAGGTAGCGCGGGCAGTTGGGGTGGCAGGTATGGATACCGGCCGCGAGTAGGTTTTCCAGATCCCTCCACTCGTCTATCTCCCGCGCCTCCATGGTGGCTGGCGACTCGCTAAGCACCAACGCTTGCGCTGATTCCTGTTCGCCGCGCAGGGCGGCCTTTGGTCCACCGTCAGAACCGAACCACCCCTCGGCTTCTGGATGTTGCCAGATTACAGATTCCCACACTTCGTCTAAAGACGAACAATCCTGCGTCGCCATTGCAAGACATAACCACCGCTGCAATAGTTGCGCTCGCGCTTTCCATCGTGTTAGTTCATAGTTCAGCCGCTTGATCTCTTCGGTCAGCGCGTGTTCCCTCAGTATCGCCAGGGTTTCGCGCAAGTAGCGTTCCTCGGCTGCGTCCGCGCAATCTCGGAAGGCGTAGTGGTGCTCGCACGGCGTCGGCGGGTTGTCGTCAGGGTGGCAGGTGCATTGCCGGCTAACATTCATGATTTATCTCCTTTCGGCGCAAGGCCGGTTACGTCAGCGTTACACACAGTCATCGCCCCACACCGGGCAGTCCGGGCACGGCTTCAACGGCGCTTCGGACCCCTCCTCGTAGCCGCCGAGAATTAACCCGGTCCATGCACAAGAGCGTGTCGCGCCGAAATTGGTGGACCGGTGTGGGGCGATGACTACGGATCGGAGCAGCGGGCACGCCTCTTGCGGAATCGAGGGGGAGCCGGCCCATGACTGGCAGGTCGGCTTGCCGTCGAAGCGCCATCGCTTCAGCTTGATTGTCGCCTCTTCGCTTTCGTGCGTGTGGGCGCGGTAGAGTTTGGTCCAGTTCATTACCCCTCCTATATCCCTGCTAGTCTCTGTTTTCGGCCCGCCGGTTAAGGCGGCGTTCCGCAAACTCGCGTTCAGCACTGCTTGCAACTTCTCGCGTTCGCTTGCCGTCAGGTATGGTGTCTTGCGGTAGTCGGTTGCGTCGGCAAGCGCCTCGTTCAATCGCGCAATCTCGGCAACGCACTCTTGAAGATACCTGGCTTCCACATACGGCACCCCGCCAATCATTTCGGTTTTTACCGCCACAAACGGCTCCCACGGTTTTCTTTCCATTTGAATCTCCATGCCTTTTGCTACCAGCTTCTGCTCTGTTCCCTCACGTATTTACGGACACGGGGTTTGTGTATCCGTCTCGTCGCGCAGTAGAGAAAAATATGTCTTGGCCGCTAAGACGGCATCCTCGTCGTACCGAATGTACACTGACCCGTCCGCTCTTTGGTTTAGCAACCAACCCAAAATTCTGCTTTTTAACTCGATTTCAGACCGCAGCCGGTCAATCTCCGCCTTATCTTTCTCTCCAGCTTCCCAACACGCTCGTCGTTCACGGAAGTTGCATACCATGCAACCTGCTTCATCGGCTAGACGCTGTGATAAGCGCTCGATCTGATCGCAAGCCCACAGCAGGGCTTCGGCCATATTGTCTTCTGAGTGCGTTAAATTTGGTCCTTCTGCGTAACTTCGCGCTGTTTGTATGTCCATCATCCCTCCTATAGCATCCGTATCCGTTGCACCAGCGCCGCCAGTTCCGTATTGAACTGATCCACGGCCTCCGCGATCCGCTTGATCTCGCCTTCATCCCTGTAGACCCGGCGCAGGAACAGCGGCAGCCGCGGCCAGTACGACACGAAATCGACCCACTCCCGATCCGCCACCCAAAGCTGGCCCTGCAACTGCGCCATGTGTTCCGGCGGCACGCGGTCGGCTTCCAGCAATTCGATCTGTAGATGCGTCGCTTTGGTCTTGATCTCGACCATGCCGCCCTCGACCAGCCGATCCGGCGAGCACCCGGCAATATCCCCCATGCGGATGAAGCCCACCGTCTCGACTTCGGCCCCCGTCTCGAAAGCGTAGGCCGCCACAGCCTCGGCTTCCATCTCCGTCCCGCGCTCCATGTGGGCGTTGCTGTAGGACTCCATCGGCTCGCCGGTCAGGATCTCGCCGGCAAGCTGCCGCATGTACTTGGCGCGGGTCTTGGACTCGCCGCCTCGCCCCTTGGCCATCACCGTCGAGAACATGGAGGCCGTCGCCAGTCCGAGTCTGGCCATGAACCACTCAGGCTCGCCCTGTACGCAGTCGTAGACGATGCGGTCAGTCATTGCGCCATCCTCTTACGCTTCCTCTCGATCATCGCCAGCGCGTCACGATACCCGGCTTTCTGGATGCCCTCGAAGCTCTGCGCCTTGAGCGCCTTCAGGAACGCCGCCTCGTCTCCGTCCACGTCGGCCAGCCGGTCCTTGAGGTCGGCAATCTCCTGCTCTGTGATCGTCTCAATGGCCTCGCCTTCATCCGTAGCGGGAACGTCCGCAGGAACGGGGTCGTTCATCGCCTTGTCTCCGGCAGGTTTTGGCATCGCCCACTTGGGCAACTCCGGGGTTTCCATCAGCCGCTTCTTTGTGGCGTCGTACCTTACCCACACATTGGGGAGGTAGTAGAGATACCGCCCGACGCCCCACAGGACGCAGGCTCGTTTGAATGCGTCGCTCAATGCCCCTTTCTCTGCCTCGACCTGCGTCTCGCCGGCCCCGTTGGCGCGCCACACCCATTCTCCGTCGATCTTGAGACCGACCCGGCACACCACGCCTTGCGGGGTGATGTGGGAATATTCCGTCTGCCAGTCGAGCCCCATGACTTCATCAAGACGCTTCATCGCGTCCCGTGCGTCGATGTACGCCAGCGCGATGGCCTGCGTTTTGTCCTTTGTCGTCGCACCAGCGCGCCAATGAATGACCGCTGGGTCAAAGGGCGCTTTCAGGGCCGCCATGATCTGTTCTTTTGTATCGCTCATTTCCCAGCCCTCTCGCGGTATTCTTCCTGCGTACACCACGGCTGCCGGCGCATCCACTCGACGGATTCCTCTACGTGCCGGATGTGCTCAGACAGTTCCTCGTCTTTGCGCGCTGCGCGATCCTCGGGGGTTTCCTTGTCGTTCATGCCGCGTCCTCCTTATTCACGCCCACATCGAGCATGTGGTGCATCCCGTCCCAATGCGCCTCCATCAGCGCCACCCTGATCAGCGCTCCACGCACCGCGTCGGACGTGGTGGCGTCGAGGCATTCGAGCAGATGCGTGGCTGCGTCGGTGTAGTCGAGCGGATCGTCGTTCATTTCTGTTCCTCCGGGGGTGCAAGCGCATTAGGTTTGTACGATAAGCATTCCAGCACTGCGTCAGCCTCAGCGCCACGGAGATCGGGGTTCCTGTCAATACCAAAAATTACATTGAACGCAGGGCATGTAGCAAACTCCAGCCGACATGTGTCGCATAGGTTGAAGTCGCTCATTTCTGTCCCTCCTGGTGCACCGCACTTCTGAAAGCTAATCCAACCTTAAGTAAGGCGGCGTATCGTTTATTTTCCCAACTCTTATAGTGATTTTCACATAGGTAGTATTTTCTACCAAGGTCATTATCATGAACTACCCATGCGTGGCGGAGCCAATCTTTCGTAGGCGCACAGAAAAAGCACGGCACACTATTAGCCCCACGATACTCCATGCCCCCAAAGGAAATACCAATCATTTCTGTTCCTCCACTTCAAACGAATTCCACGCCTTGACCAACCGCCGCTCGATGGCGTCAAGCTGGTCCACCAATTCGTGCGGCCGGACAGCGTAGGCGGTCAGCCGATACCATGCGCCCCCGGCTCGCCTGACAATCTCGATCTCGCAGGACGCCGAGTTGGTCGCCGTGGTCAGATACGGGTGCACGACCAGCATGGCGGTTTTCCCGTTGTGCTCGCAGCTTCGCGCTCCGTATGCGGCCGGTCGGTAGGCCAGCCAGTTGCAGAGATTGGCGTCTTCCGCGTTCCACTGCTGGACCTTGAATCGCTGACCTTCCAGCCATTCGCGTAGGTCGTCGAGGCCGGCGTGTTTCATCCCTGTGTATCCTCGTCACACAGTTTACCGATACGCCCCGCGACACATTCACGGAGCGACCTGCCGTCACGCTCCCATCCGTGGTCCGCTCGGATGGCGTCGTGCTCTTCCTTGTATTCCCGCAGATCTTCCTTGAGCTGCGCGACTTCGATGCGAAGCATGTTCATCCGCCAGTGCTCGGCGTGGAGTTCGGCAACCTGCCGGCCAAGTTCTTCGAGCAACTCTTGCTCCGTATCCGCGTGCCCCGTGGCAAAGCCTTGGGCGATGGCCCATTTGATCAGTTGCGGGCTGGCTTTCATCTCGCACCTCGCAGGCTGAATATCACCAATGTGGCCCCTAGCACCAGCTGCACCAGCATGTGCAGGGTGTTGGCGTGAAGTTCGGCCCCTGCCGCGAGGGCGAGGCCGGCGACGAATAGGAGGGGGCGGGTCATGTCATCTCCTCATAAACCCGATCCAGCCATTCCGCCATTTTGCGTGCGGCGGCGGCGAATTCGTCGGAGTCGGGGCCGTGCCTTACGTAAGCATCGAATTCTTTGCCGTAGGGCGTGCCATTGCAGTGGGGCTTTCCCGTGTACTTAGCGACAGGGCATCCATTGCATTCCCTGAATTTATACAAGTACAGACGACACAGGGCACAGCACCCAGCACCTGGGATTTCCAGGGCAAGGTCGTTGGACTTCCGGCGAGTCTTCATCAGCCTCCGCTGCCGCTTCGCCATGCGCCAGTGGTGCCGGCGGGAAGCCTGAAAAGCCCTCTTGGTTTTGGCATCCATCACAACACTCCCATCAGTTGTCGGTCTGCGCGTCCCAAACCTCGCCGCCGCACAGGTTGCACTTGATCTGCCAACCGCCACCTTCCCAACACCAGACGGCCACGCCGTATTTCAGACACTCGGGGCAGTTCAGGTTCGGGACGGCCTTCGACCATCTTCTCCCCGCAGGCGCGGCATTGGTAGCCTGCCGGTTCCCGTGGCTCGATTCGCCCGCCGTAGCCGGCATACCAGAGCACCCCGTTCGGCTCGCCGCAGCAGGGGCAGTCGCGGGGCGTCATATCACCACCTTGGTAAACCCGACCACCTTGGGCAGCAGGACGGTTACAATGTCCCCAACTTCGGGCGGCACGGGAGCGGCAGAGGTCGGCATCGAAAGCCACGGGTCATTCATGTTGGGACCAAGATGAATGTCCCAACCATCCGTCATTCTCTCTACGCCGAAGATCACGAAGTCCTGTCGTTCGCGTTCCATCACAGTTCCCTCCCCCAGCCTTCCGGCTCCGGGCTGTCGGCCTCTGCAACCGCCTTGCTGATCTCGGCACGCAGGACCGGATCGTCGCGGATGGCGTCGTCGAGCGCGGGGTAGAGCCCAAGCTCGTCGGAGCCGGTGCCGGCAACCTTGACTTCAACAACCGACCAGCCGGTCGCGCCCTCTTCCCAGACAATCAGGGCAGCCACCTTCACTGGCAACGACTGGCCGCCGACAACCAATCTGGCCTCTACATCGTGTTCAATTTGCGGCATCGTTATGGTCCTCACTCTCCAGCCAAGTCTGTAACCACTCGTCCCAATCCCGGCCCGCTGACCACAGGCAATAGCCGATCAGGACGGCGGGGATGGCGACGGCGATTACAATGATGATCGTTTGCATGGTCCCTCCTGGCTACACCCCAAACATAGGGTAACGCGCCGTGATATGCAACCCCTTGCGTAAATATTTTTTCGGGGCTAGTATCACGGGTAGTTAACGGAGGATCGTATGACCAAAGCAACCAGCGTCCGCAGTCAGCGGGCATTTCTGGACCGGCTCGGGACACCGACCGCGATCAGGGACTACGTAGTCAAACGCCTGCATATCAAGCGGCTGTCGCGCCATGCCGTCAGCATGTGGAAGATCAGGGGCGTCCCCTACGTCTACCGCCCTAGCCTGATCGCGCTGGCGGAAGAGCGGGGGGTCAAGGTGCCGGCGGGGTTTTTGCTATGAAGCGCCCCCCCACCAAGTCGGAGCGCGCCCACATGGCCCGGATATCCGGCCTGCCCTGCGCGCTGTGCGACAAGCACCCGCCCTCGGTTGTCCACCATATCCGCACCGGCCAGGGCACGTCTCAGCGTGCCAGCCACTACCTGACCGTCCCGCTATGCCCCGACTGCCACACCGGACCGGGCGGCATTCACGGGGACCGCTCCCAGCTGCGCGTGCGCAAGCTCCACGAGCTGGATTTGCTGGCGCGGGCCATCGAGTGGCTGGCGTGGTGACGATCAGGGGGGCGAAATGAAAGAGCAATGGTGGAGATGTAAAGAGTGCGGCTTGGTTAGCGCCGAGTCAGACCTACTTACAGCACAGAGCCCGTTCGACTCAAACGCCATTATCACTGGATGCCCTGCGTGCAAGCAATGTGAGGCTGGGTTTGAGCTGCAATGTGACGAGCCCGGATGCGCCAGGGAGGCGACATGCGGCCGGCCTACAGGCGACAAGAATGACCAGTGGGGAGGCTATCGAATGACGTGCGGAGAGCATCATAGGGGGTGGGCATGAACGAAATCCGCGGCGTCACCATCCCCGGCCCCCTGCTCGCCATCGACCCCGGCCCGGTCACCAGCGGGGTGGTGTTGATCGAGTATAACTCGATCGTCGACGCGATCCCGGCGGTAGACAACGAGGAGTTCATCCTGTCGCTGCATCACGGCCACTGGCCTAGTTTGGATCATGTCGCCATCGAGATGATCGAATCGTTCGGCATGGCGGTCGGTGCATCCACGTTCGAGACCTGCGTCTGGATCGGCCGCTTTACCGAAGCGCTCGGCCCCGCGTTAGTGCACCGGGTCACCCGCCGCGAGGTCAAGTTGGCGTTGTGCAACAGCAGCCGGGCCAAGGATGCCAACGTCCGCCAAGCCATCATTGACCGCTTTCCCGCGACCGGCGGGGGCAAGGTGCCGCAGATCGGGACCAAGGCCCAGCCCGGACCTTTGTTCGGGGTGAAATCACACGCTTGGAGCGCGCTGGCCGTTGCTCTGACCTGGGGTATGCGGCAAGCAAAGGAGGGATAGATGACCGTTCAAGCAACCCGAGAACAGCGCCGCAGGCTGGCCAAGGAAAATGAGCAATGGCCGGAGACGCTGCGAGAGGTGCCGCGAGACCAGTGGCCAAGGCAACCAGACGCCATGCTTCGCGTGCTGAGGTCACGCCATTTTCTCGTCCAAGAGTACGCCGCCCCGTTTCCCGCAACGGTGCGCCTGTCGGTCTGCCGTACCAGCGTGTCAGGCGACCGTTGGAAGGACGGCATTACGTGGGACGAACTGCAGCAGATCAAGCGGCAGTGCGGGTATGGGGACTGCGACGCCGTGGAGGTCTACCCGGCGGATGCCGACATGGTGAACGTGGCGAACCTGCGGCACCTGTGGGTCATGGATGGGCCGGTTCCGTTCGCTTGGCGCAGAGCATAGGAGGGGATAGATGACCATCCTGATAGAGAACGCCCACGGCGTCCAGATCCGCGAGGACGCGATGCCGTACGGCCAGTGGGGGGCGGCGAATGCGACCTGCCACTGCGGCGAGCCGCTGATGGTCGCGCCCAAGATATTCCACGCAGACCACAAGAAAGGCGATCCGGTCATGGTGTGCTGGGATCATGGGGTACATGCCTACCGTTTTACCGACCTTGTGCCCGGCCGGCAGCCGGTCAAAGACCAACCGAAGGAAACCGAGCGCCGCGCCCGCAAGGCCCGAGAGTGGGCCGCCGAGGCGCGCAAGGTGATAGGAGCCAAGCCGAAGTGACCAAGAAATTCAAGCACAACCGCAACGGGTACAGATACCACAAATGCCGGTGCGCGGTCTGTGTCCAAGCGAACAGAGACTATCAGCGCGAGTACCTGCATCGCCGGATCGCGGCCCGCATTGTTGACCGGCACGGGAAAAGAGTGGTGGACAGCGACGAAACTTTGGCCTAGGGTTGCGTCAAGAATAACGCTTTAATTTGGGTGGGGGGAAATCATGGAGACCGCCGACCGGGCCAGACGTGCCGGCATAGACGCCGGCCAGATCCTTGCCCGCCGCTTGCTCGCCGCCGACCTGGCGGACCTGTCCCATCGGATCGCGGGAGTGATCCGGCAACTCGACGCCCTGGCTTACTGCGCCCCACAGGCGACCAACGGACGGTTGATGGCTGTGGCTTTACGGGGCCGTATGGAGGCGCTGGAGGCGATACAAACCGAGGCCGGTAGGTTGGCTAGGGAATCCGATCCTAGCGCCGTGGTGGACGCTGAGCGCCCATCCAGGGTCATTCTTGCCGAGTATCACGCCATGCGCGAGCGGGGAGAGCGGCTGTCGAGGGCCGACATGGAGCGCGAGGCGGAAGCGTTTAAACAGTTGCGGGGAGGTATCGATGGCCGGTGAATGGATCAAGATGCGACCGTCACTGTTGACCAGCCCAAAGGTCAACGGGATAGCAAGGATACTTGAGGGGTCGCAGCAGGTCGCGAAGGTTCTTACAACGGGGTTCGGTGGCGTTATGTCTGAGATCGTGACGCGTAACGTAACGCGTAACGTAACGGTCGCGTCACTGCTTGTCGTTTGGGGTGCGGCGAACGAGCACACAGACGACGGCGTGTTCCGAAATGCAGACCTATCCGACATAGACGACATGGTCGGAATCCCCGGCTTCGGAGAGGCCATGGAACTCGTCGGATGGGCCATTTATGACGAGGACAACGAGTGCGTCATCCTGCCAAACTTCAATGAATACAACACCTGCGGGAAGGATCGCAGTGCAGAACGCCAGCGCCGATACCGGGAACGCAAGCGTCGAAAAGAAGGGGGGGCGGACTCAAAAAGTGACGTAACGCGCGACGTAACGCGTGACGTAACGCAAGACGTAACGGGTGACGGTAGAGAAGAGAAGAGAAGAATAAAGAATATACGCACCCATTCGGGTGCTGGTGTGAATGGTAAGTTTCAGGCGCTGGCCTGGCTCAAGGCTCATGGTGTTGAAGACAAAATAGCTGCCGACTGGCTCAAGGTCAGGAAGGCCAAGAGGGCGGCCAATACGCTTACAGCCTTCGAGGGTTTGGAGAGGGAGGCAACCAAAGCGGGGATGACGGTAGCCCAAGCGGTCGCGGTGGCGGCCGAACGGTCATGGCAGGGGTTCAAGGCCGATTGGCTTGAAGGCCAGACAGCCAAGCCCAGCGGGATGCCCTACGTATGAGCGTGCAGCAGTTCAAGAACTACCTGTCAGGGGATGTGGACTACCGGACATTCCTTGCCAAACAGCAACAGCAGTTCGTTCGGCCGGCGGAATCGTTCCGGGAGGAAGTGGACGACCTGTTGGTCAACGGGGTGCAGCAGACCGGCGATACGATGCCCTGGGGCAAGACCCACGACAAGCTCCGGTTCCGTCGGGGCGAGATCACGATATGGTCCGGGGCCAAAGGCTCCTACAAGTCCATGGTCACCGGCATGATCGCCACGCACTTCATGCGGTCCCGCAAAGTCCTGATCGCCTCGCTCGAAATGAAGCCGGCCACGACCCTGATGCGGATGTGCATGCAGGCGTGCGGTCGGATGGGTCCGATTCCGTTCCGCCGGGATGCGTTCTTCCGGGCGGCAAATGATCGGCTGTGGCTTTACGACCAGAGCGGCAAGGTATCCACGGATTCCGCGTTGGGGCTGGTGACCTACGCCGCGGAGAACCTGGGATGCGATCACATTTTTTGGGACAGCCTGATGATGGCCGGGTTACGCCATGAGGATTACGACGGGCAGCACGAATTTACCGCGACGCTGGCCGACATCGCCAAGGCGTCGAACTGCCATATCCATCTTGTCAGCCATCTACGCAAGACAGGCGGGCCGGAGCACATGCCGTCCATGCAGGATGTGAAGGGCGCATCGGAGATCGTCAACGTCGCGCACAACGTGGTTCTGGTGTGGGCGAACCGGCCCAAGGCGCACGCCAAATCGAAAGGCGAGCACGTAGACGAGCTTGATCCCGATCTGCGTTTGATTGTGGACGCCCAGCGCAACGGAGAATTTGAGGGCCACATTGGCTTGTACTTCAACCGCTCGACGTTGCAGTTTACCGAGCAGCCGACGGCGGAATCCGTGATGGACATGGTGTGAATGACTGGAAACTCGCCAAGCGGTTCGCGGATCATGTCCGCAAGACGTTCCCCGATTCGCGCCCCGACAGTGCCGAGGAAGGCGGGCAAGTGTGGCGACACAAGGAATGCATCTACGATCCCGACCGGGATGTACGGGTTCGAGCGGTTCCCGACTTTAGTGCTTGCATCACGCGTCGGGATAGTCTAGATTAATCACGTAACGTGACCGGAGTATAAGACATGATGACGACGCTGAAGTTGGTAGGACTCGTCGGAGCGATCCTTGCTGGGTACACGGCGGGGATGCTCATTGGTTTGAATGATGATAGCGCCGTGATGGGAGCCGTGGGGGCCATGGGCTGGTATCTGTTGTCATTCACAGAATGACGGCACGGGAGGGACGATGCACACGATAAAAAAAGGCGATTACATCAGAGATCCCCTTGGCGGAGAGATCCGCAAGGTGGAACAGGTCGAGGGCAACGCGCTTGTCCTGACTGACGGCCGGGTGGTGGGGGCAGACACCGTGACCGAGCACATGCCCCGGTACACGCCGGCGAGCAACGTACGGACCTTGGCGCTGGTGATGAACCACAACGTCAAGCCGGCGGTCGGCATCAGCGTGCGCCACGAGCCTGCCGACGACTACCGGCTGTGGGTCGAAGGTATCGGCCAGCACTCGCGCTATGCGCATTTCAGGACCGCGCTGGTTCGCGCCAAGCAAATTGGTGCGCTTGACCGGCGGGATCTGGAAATTGAGATGGCGCAAGCGCAGGCGTGGACGAGGCGGCAGACCATGGCTGATCACAGCAACGACCCGCTGGCAGCGCGGGCGAGATTCGACGTAATGGCAGAGCGCCGACGGCAGATCGAGGCTGAAGGGTGGACGCCAGAGCATGACGAGCAGTGGGAGTGCGGTGAACTGGCAATCGCTGCCGGGACCTACGCGCTGCACGCCGGACTGACCACCGAGGGCGACAGGCATGCCAGCGACTTTGGGCGCGGTCATCCGCCCAGTCCATGGCCGTGGGCACCCGAGTGGTGGAAGCCGAGCAGCCCGCGGCGTGACCTCGTGAAAGCCGCGGCGCTGCTGCTGGCGGAGATCGAGCGCCTGGACCGGCTGCAGTATTCGGAGGCAGACCATGGCTGACGTATGCATACACGGCAACCTGCGCCCCCAGTGCGAGATGTGCGCCCTGCACTTGGAGAACGCCATTGCCAAGTCCGCCCTGCGCGTCATCCACACTTGGGCCAGAGTCCAGATCGGTTTCCCGGACGAGAACGTACTGGACCCGCAGCACGTCTTGGATGAGTGCCGTCGGGGGCTGGGCGATGGCTAAGCCCGCCATAGGCATGACCCGCCCCGTCAAGTTCGTCCTGCTGACGCAGTGGTTCGACACGGAGCGGTGCCGGCTGTGGAACAGCTACAACGCAACGAAGGACAAAGAGGCCGCGATCCGCGCCCATTTGCGGCGGTACCCGAAGCGCAAGGCGGGCGAGGTTGCCCACAAGCTGGATGCGATGATCGAGGAGCGAGCCCGTGGCTGAGTGCGTGAAGATTGGGGGCGCAGAGTTGTGGCACGGCGACTGCCGCGAAATCCTGCCGACGCTGGGCAAGGTTGATGCAATCGTGACTGATCCTCCCTACGGGCTCGGAAAATTGTGGCAAGGGGGCGGCGGCACCAAAAACTCGTCATGGCGGTTTGATCCTGCGGAGGCGCATTCATGGGACGGAGAGACAAACCCGCTCGTGCTTGGTCTACCTAACTTAGTAGGCGAGACGATCATATGGGGCGGTAACTACTATCCGCTCCCGCCGTCTAGATGCTGGCTTGTGTGGGACAAGAAGCAAAACGACTCTTGGACCACCGGGCAATGCGAACTCGCATGGACCAGTCTGAATAAGCCTATAAGGGCTTTTCGATTCGCCCAATGTGAGCAGGCCAACGAAGGACCGAAAGAGCACCCGACGCAGAAGCCGTTAGCACTTATGGAATGGTGCTTTAAGTGGGTTTCAGGGCAAACCATCCTCGACCCATTCATGGGCTCCGGCACAACCGGCGTCGCCTGCGCCAATCTAGGCCGCAAGTTTGTTGGCATCGAGATAGAAGAGCGTTATTTTCAGATAGCGTGCGAGCGTATCGAAGCCGCCTATGCACAAGGTCGGCTGTTTGAGTAAGCAAGGGAGCAAGTAATGGAAATTGACATCAAGTGGTTCGGGGATCAGTTCAACGTGCAGATACGCAAGCGCCCCGGCGAGGAGGAGTTCTTGAGCATCAAGGGCTGCCGGATCGTCTCGGGCCGCGACGGCGAGTTCATCGGCTGGCCCTCGACGAAGAACGACAAGAGCGGCAAGTGGTGGCGGCATGTGTGGGCATCGGAGGCGTTCGAGCGGCACGTCCTGAAGCTGGCGAAGGAAAGCCAAGCGAGCCAAGAAAGCCAAGCGGCTGCCCAAGAGCCGGACGACGATATCCCGTTCTGACATGAAAAGGGTCATCATCCGCAGCGCCACCCAGCGGGCCACAGCGCACCGCTACGTGGACGAGTGCCCGGAGGGGTGGGAGGTGCTGTTCCAGGAGCACAAGCCCAATAAGACCTCGCAGCAACGGGGCTATTGGCACGCCATGCTTGCCGAACTGTCCGAGGCCGTGGGGGTGCCGGCGGAGAAATTGAAGCTCACGGTCAAGGTCGGCGTGCTGGGGTTGAGTGAGCACGAGGACGCCAGGGGCAGAATCTACCTGGCCATCCCGTCGAGCGAGCGCCAGACCCGCGAGACCTACGCCAAGCTGATCGACTTCACGTTGCAGATGGCCGCTGATGAGTTCGGGGTGGTGCTGCCGCCGCCGCGGTGGACAGAGGGGGAACGATGAGCGCAACGGAGCTAGACCCGCGAATTGTCGAGGCATTCATGGTCATTCTTGTCCTTATCGGCATGTGGGGGGATTGATGTGAGGGTACTGATTACCGGAGGGACGGGGTTCTTCGGCCGGGCCATGACGCGCAAGCTGCTCGATGACGGGCATCAGGTGTGCATTCTGTCGCGGGACGAGGCCAAGCAGGCCGCCTTGATGCCCACGTTCCCGACCGTCAAGTGGATGATCGGGGATGTGCGGGACAGGGCGCGGGTCCGCCGGGCGATACGCGGGTGCGATCTGGTCATCCATGCCGCCGCACTGAAGCGCATCGAAGTCGGGGCGCTCAACCCTGGCGAAATGCTCAAGACCAACGTCAGCGGCACGCAGAACGTCGTCGAGGAAGCGGAGGACATGGGCATCCGGTGCGTGGTGCTATCGACGGACAAGGCATGGCAGCCTTGTAGCCCATACGGACAGTCCAAGGCGCTTGCGGAATCACTGGCGCTTGCATCGGGTGCGGCCGTGGTTCGATACGGTAACGTGAGTGGCAGCACAGGGAGCATTATTCCGACATGGCGGGCCATGGGGGATACGGTGCCGGTGACCAACCCCGAGTGCACAAGATTCTGGATGTGGGAATGGGAGGCGGTGGAGTTCGTGCTAGCGACCGCCGAGCGGATGCCGGCCGAAGTCCAGATCCCGGACTGGTTGCCCGCGTATCGGGTGGGCGACTTGGCGCAGGCCATGGGCAAGCAGATGAGCATCGTGGGGCTTCCGGCGCACGAGAAATTGCACGAAGGGATGCGCGACGGCGTGACCAGTGACAAAGCGCGGCGCATGACGGTCGAGGAACTGAAGGAGTCGTTGACCCATGTCTGATCGGTTTAGAACTTTAGAACGTGCATCTAAGTACCTCATCAGACGCGAGTACGACAGTGACAAGGCGGAAGCCGCATTATGGTTAGCGGGTGGGCACACAGGTGATGTTGTTGGGAAGAATGAAACGGTGCGCGTCTACTGTTGCTTTGCGAACGACGGCGAGGTTAGGTACGTTTGCTACGACTCCGTTGACTTGAGGTCAAACCATGTCTGACATGCACCAAGTCACCCGCGACTTCGAAGCCGCATTGTGTGACTACACCGGAGCCAAGCATGCCGTGACCGTGACCAGTTGCACGATGGCGCTGCTGTTGGCGGTCAAATATTGGATTCGGGGGCCGTCCCGTGCCGACCTGATTACCCTGCCGAGGCGGACCTACGTCAGTGTGCCGCAATCCGTCATACACGCGGGGGGGCGGGTCAAGTTTACGGACCAGCAATGGTCTGGAGCCTATCAACTCCAGCCGACGCCCGTATGGGACTGCGCTCGCCGCTTCACGTCAGGCATGTACGTACCCGGGCAGTATCAGGCTGTCAGTTTCCATCGGACCAAAATCCTGAACGACACACAGGGTGGAGCGATCCTCCACGACGATGACGAAGCGGACGAATGGTTCCGGCGGATGCGCTTCGACGGCAGGACCGAGGGCGTCCCGGCGAGCGAGGATCAGATACGGGAGATTGGCTATCACTGCTACCTGTCGCCGGACGTTTCAGCCCGCCTGTTGTGGAAGCTGTTGACCCTGCCGAGGCACAACGACGACCTGCCGAACGACGACTACCCAGACCTCAGCCAAATGGAGGCGTTCAAGTGAAGATCGAGATGCTGATCGGCCACGACAACGGCAAGGTCATCCAGAAATTCAAGGCCCCGGTCGATGTGGTGGAGTACGACCCCGAGAACGCCATCACCATTGCCGAGGCGCTGACATCCAACGCCTTCGAGGCGCGGGACGGGGTGAAGCCGGTAGGGGACACGCTCAAGGCGGAGTTGGTGGAGCGTCACCGGCGGGTACTGACGCAGCGGCTCAAGGTGCTGCTCGGCTCCACGCGGGAGAACAAGACCATCAGCAACGACAGGCTGGCGCAGATCATGGTCGAGACTTGCATGAAAGAGGTGTTCTAGGAGAGTAGCCATGTTAGATGATCTTTTGATTACACGGCGGCAATTGATCAAATCAGTTGGTGCCGGGTTTGTGGTTGCAGCCACGCCAAAGCTCGTTATTGCTCAGGGGCTGTCAATGCCTCTGGAGGGGTCGTACGACTTACGTATCGTCTCGACAATCAGGAATACATTGAGGGTTTATGTTCATGGTGATGACATGCAACGATCAGAACAAGCGATGGTGTCGGAGTTGTATCGTGGAGACGCGCAGCATCCAATGTGCAGGATGCACACGTATATAGACACCAATCGCCCATTGCAGGATCTGGCGGTGCCGATATGGGTGTTAGCTTCAGACGCGGCCCCGTGGCTGTCACGCGAGTCGGTTGAATACGCGGTGGCGCATATGCAGTTGAGCCGTTTCTAATGACGATTGTAGTAATACCCGCACGCGGCGGCTCGGTTCGCATCCCAAACAAGAACCTCAAGCCGTTTCATGGGAAACCGATCATCCAGTACAGCATCGAGGCTGCGCGAGAGGCGGGGTGTGATGTTGTCGTTTCGACCGACGATGCCGCCATCGCGTCGTTCGCGCTAGACCACGGGGCTCTTGTGCACATGCGGGGCTGGGATGACCCAGACGGGTCGGTCGGTACGCAGGAGGTGACCGCAAGGGTGCTGAAAACTCTCGACCCAGATGTAGACGAGATTGTGGTGACGCTTTACGCCACCGCGCCTGGAGTGACCGGGACGTTGTTGCGCGAGGCGATAGCGGACTTCCAGCATGTCTACCGTCGGGTCGCTTGGGTGGTGGGCTCCTACCCGCACAGGGTGGAGGATTGCGGCGCGTTCTACATCGGGCGCGCTGCGGATTACCTGCATGGGTCAGCGTTGGTCTGGCATACGACCGTGGCCTATCCGGTGCCGGGCCACATTGACATCAACACGCCGGACGACTGGCAGCGGTATGAGCAGATGTACAGGGGGAGAGCATGAAGACGGAAGCATTTTGGAGTGGAGTGGACGGCGACGCCTACACGGCGAGGAACCGAGTGGACTGGCGGAAGCGGATCAAATTCTGGCGCGAGATCACGGAGACCACGGCAGCGCGCAGCGTGTTCGAGCTCGGGGCCAATTCTGGGTGGAATCTGAGCGCCATCCAGGCGGCGACGTACAAGGTCTATCCGGTCGAGACCTACGGCTACGACCTGAACGAGACGGCGGCCACGCAGTGCGCGATGGCCGGCCACACCCTCACCCATTACCCGCCGCCCGTGAAGAGCGTCGATCTGGCGTTTACCGTCGGGGTGCTGATCCATGTGTCTGACGACCACCTGGCCCGCACGATGCAGACGGTGGTGGACACCTCAGCCGACTACGTGTTGGCGGTCGAGTACGGCGGCGATGCGAGGCGGGAGATCAACTATCGCGGGCAGGATGGCCTGTGCTGGGCGCGGGACTACGGAACGCTGTATCAGGCCATGGGGCTCAAGCCGGTTTCGACGGGCGGGGCTGGGGACGGGTTCGACGACTGCACGTTCTGGTTGCTGAGACGATGATCATGGAGTGGTCGCAATACGTCGCAGACGCCTTTCGTGCCGGGGAGGCGGGAGACATGGACGCCGCGCTTGCGGGCTACAGCGCGGCGGACGAACTCGGACGAAACACCTTGCCGGGGCAACCCTTCTTCATCAACCCCGCTTTGAGCCTGCTGCGGCACGTCGCCGGCCATGCGGAGGGCGCACTGTACCCGCTGCCCCCGACCGAGGATCACGTCATCAGTATGCAGTTGTCGTCGGGGAGCCTGTGGGAGGCCCCGGACGCTTACGGGATGCGGTGGCCTGATTTCGGGGATATGTCGGGTGCCATCGCCCGATGGATCGACACGTTCGACGGCGGGTATCACGCGGAGAACATCCGCGGCGACATCCCGCATGTTCAGGTGTTGTCCACTGGACGGTGCGGCACCATGGGGCTGTTTCACCTGCTTGAGACGGCGCAGTACCTGCCCTACCACGGCTATTTCATCAACGTCGCCCACCAATACCGTTATGACATGGCGTATCGGCTCATGTCGGGCCATTTGGACAACGACGGTGCGGCGCAGATGTGGTGCAAGTGCCGAGCAGCGGAGTGGATCGGCGCGGAGAACCTGGGCCGTCCCATGGCGATGCTGAACCATTACGACACCGTGTTTGCCCCGACGCTGGCTGCGCTGCATCCCCAAGCCAAGTTCATGTACCTGCGCCGCGATCCGGTCAAGGTGTTCGAGTCGTTCTTTTCCAAGGGGCAGTGGAGCGAGCAGCAGATCAGCCCGATTTACTACACGTTCGACCCGGAGTTCCGCTGGCGGCACATGCGCTACGACACGCCGCGGGCGATTGCGTGGTATCTCAGGTGGACGGAATCGTTCTGTGCCGCGTTCAGCGACGTGCGCCCCTTGGCCTCGTTCTCGTCCGACCTGCTGTTTGCCGGCGACCGCACAGAGACCGCCCGGTTGATCGACTTCCTTGACCTGGACATGACCGTGGAGCGGGTTATCCAGCACTACCGGACCCCGTACAACGAGAAGCGGCACAAGATTGACATGACGTCGGGGCAGATCGAGGCGGCCAAGGAAGCCTTTGTGGACACGTACACCGAACTCGGGGGGGTGCTGTAATGGAGCGGTGCCTTATCTGTGTGATGCCGGACACGCGACCCGACACGCATTTCGAGGACGGGATTTGTTCGGCGTGCCGGTCCTATGCGCGGCGACCTGAGATTGATTGGGATGCGCGGATGGAGGATCTGACGCGGTTGCTGGATCGGCACGACGGCCGGGTCATTGTCCCGTCATCGGGGGGCAAGGACTCCACATGGCAGGTATTGACCCTGCTGGAACTCGGGGCGGATGTGACCGTGGTCACCGCTCGGACCTGCCACCTGACCGACATCGGCCGGCGGAACATCGACAACCTGGCGCGGTATGCGCGGACCGTCGAGGTTGTCCCGAACATGACCGTCCGGGCGAAGCTGAACCGCCTGGGGCTGGAACTGGTTGGGGATTGTTCGTGGCCCGAACACATTGCCATCCACCGGGTGCCGTTCCGGGTGGCGTGCGACCTCAAGATCCCGCTCATCATGTATGGGGAAAACCCGTTGAACCAGTACGGCAGCCCGCCGGGGTTGGAAGATGCCCAGCGGATGACGCAAGCCTGGGTGGCAGAATACGGAGGTTTTTTGGGACTCCGGCCGCAGGATCTCGCGGGCATGGAGGGGCTGACCGAGCGGGACATGCAGGATTACCTGGCCCCCGACGATGCGGAGCTTGAACGGCTCGGCGTGGCGGCCTACTTCCTCGGTCAGTTCCTGCCGTGGGATTCGCACAAGAACGCCGAAGCGGCGGGAGCGCACGGGTTCGAGACGTTCGGGGAACCGCCCGGCCCGGCGAATTGGTGGATTGCAGAAAATTTAGATAATAGTCAAACCGGATTGCGGGACTACATCATGTGGCTCAAGTACGGCTATTCGAGGGGCACGGCGCAGGCGAGCGTGGATGTGCGTTCGGGACGGTTGACCCGTGACGAAGCGATGGCTGTGGCCCAGCGGTGCGAGGGGGCGTTCCCGGAGGTCTATGCCGGGGTGACGTTCGAGGAAGTCATCGGGCGCATGGGCATGACACGGGATCAGTTCGAGGCGGCGATTGCGCCGTATCGGTGATGCTTGCCCACCGGATCATCCCCACCCTGCTCTGCTCCGGCACATTGCTGGTCAAGGGCCAGCAGTTCAATGCCTGGCGGTCGGTGGGGGCGGTGGTCCAGGCGATGCGTATCCATCAGGCCCGGGGCGTGGATGAAGTGCTGTTGATGGACGTGACGGCCTCCAGAGAACAGCGCGGCCCGTCGCTCGAACTCGTGTCGAGACTCGCCGAAGGCGCGTTCTTTCCCCTCACGGTAGGGGGTGGGGTGCGCTCGATCGAGGACGCCAGACAGCTGTTGCGGCACGGGGCCGACAAGGTGGCTGTCGGGTCGAGGCCGGACCTGATCGAAGCCTTGGCCGACACGTTCGGCCGGCAGGCGGTGACGGCGGTCCTGGATGTTCTGGAGGGGGAGGTGTGGGACCACGTCACCCGCCGCAAGGGTGGCGACCCTGTACGCAGGGCGCGGGAGTTGGCAGAGGCGGGGGAACTCGTGGTCCAGTCGGTCGAGCGTGACGGGACGATGACCGGGTACGACATCGACCTGATCCGGGCGATTGCGGAGGCGGTGGAGATCCCCGTGGTGGCGTCAGGCGGGTGCGGGAGTTACGAAGACATGCACGAGGCGCTGAGTGCGGGGGCGGATGCGGTTGCTGCGGGAGCGATGTTCCAGTTTCGGGACTTGACCCCGCGCGGAGCCGCGCACTATTTGGCAGACCGAGGATGGGAGGTACGAGATGAACGTCGAACTGGTTGATGTGTACGGCTACCGTGGGGCCAAGACGCTCCTGTGGCTGCTACTGAGCGAGCGCAAGCCGGAAGAGTCCATATCGCACAAGGGGATGCCGACATGGCAAGCGCACTGTGATTTCGTGGACTCCCAGCCCTATGCGTTCTGGCAGATCATCGTCTGTGGGCATGAGCCCGTGGGGTCGATCTACCTGACCCGGCAACAGGAGATTGGCATCGGGATCTTCCGAGCACATCGGGGCAAGGGCTACGCCAGGGAGGCGATCAAGTCCCTGATGCGCGACCACGCGCCTCTGCTGGCCAGCATCAACCCCGGGAACCACGCCAGTCTGGCCCTGTTCGGCTCGCTCGGGTTCACCCCCTGTCAGGTGACGCTGAGATGGCAGTGACGATCATCGCGGAACTTTCGGGGAGCCACTGCGGGCGGTTGAGCCATGCGCGGGATCTGGTCGAGGCGGCCGCCCAGGCGGGGGCGGATGCGATCAAGCTCCAGACGTTCGACCCGGCGCAGATGGTGGGGACCGACTACACCCTCCCGGACGGCCCGTGGCAGGGGATGGAACTGCGGAGCCTCTACCGGCAGACCCACACGCCGAGGGCGTGGCACGAGGAACTGTTCGAGCTGGCGGACAGCCTGGGGCTGATCCCCATGAGTTCTCCCTTTCACCCCGACGATGTTGAGTTCCTGGAGTCCGTGGGGTGCCAGCGGTACAAGATCGCCAGCTTCGAGGCGTGCGACCTGGAACTGCTTGCCGCCGTGCGGGAGACCGGGAAGCCGTTTTACTTATCCACAGGGGCCATCGCGTCGGACGACCTCGACATGATCTGGCCGTACATGGGCGAGATGGCCACGCTGATGCACTGCACCAGCGCCTACCCGGCCACGATGGACGACGCGGCCCTGCTGACGCTGGATTGGCTGACCGAGTGCTACGCCCTGCCGGTGGGGCTATCAGACCACACCCCGGACGTGGGCGCGGCTCCGCTTGCCGTAGCCTTGGGGGCCACCGCCATCGAAAAGCACATCACCCAGCACAGAGGGGGGCTGGATGACGGCTTTGCCCTGAGCCCGGAAGCCTTCGCCCGCATGGTCCAAGCCTGCCGGGATGCCGAAGCGGCCCTGAGTGTGGCCAGGGACAGGACGTTAAGCCCGCTCAGACGCTCCGTATGGCTCGCGGAGGACGTAAGCAAGGGCACGGTACTGGAGCGCCGTCATCTCAAGGTGGCGCGGCCGTGGAGCGGCATCAGCCCGCTGGACCTCGACGAGGTGGTGGGCTACACGATGCCGGAGGACCGGAGAGGGGGCCAGCCGCCGTGGTAGACTGGCGGCGGATCATCAACGCGCTGGCACGCGCCGGGATGGATCGGGCGCAACAGGCGCTGGAACTGGATGTCTCCCCCCGCACCATCACCAACTGGCGCGAGGGGGTGACCGAGCCCAAACACCGCCAAGGCGAGAAACTGTTGAGCCTCTACCGCTCGGTCGCGCGGGAATCGACCTGACACAGCAACCGACTACCGCAAGACACCATACCTGACGGCAAGCGAATGCATTGCCAGCCCGACCGCCTTGGGGATAGGCGAATCCCCGGCCTCCAATCTCTGGACGTGCCGGAGCTTGTAGCCCAGCGCCTCGGCGAGTCGCGATTGCGACCAGCCGAGGGCGCGGCGGGCCCGCTGGAGCTCGGCGGGGGTCATGCCTCCACCCGGCTGCCGGCATCGTCGTAGTCCGGGCTATTGCCCTCCGCTACCACAGTCCAGTACCCGACGAACGCGCTATCAACCACAGTGATTGCGGCGAGGTCATCCCAGGGTGCGATGAAGTAATTGCGGTGACATTCGGCGACGAAATCCTGCCAAGCGTTGCACTCGGAGCCCGGAGCCACTTGGCGGTTGTACGCCGCCATATTGGCGGCGGTTGTCTGTAGTCTGGTCATCGTCTATCTCCTCGCCGGGCCGGAGCCCGGCTGTTGGGGTTAGCGGTCGTCGATCACGGTAGCGCGGGCGACCGCCAAGCTGTTGTCGTCGTCGGCGGCCATGTCGTCCTCGGTCTCGTAGACCAGGACATCGGCCAGCGGGTTGCCATTGTCGTCAAGTCCGGCGTCGCAAGACCAGTAGACGCGGGTGCTGTCGGCGGTGAATTCGGTGTAGGTCATTGTCTTGTCTCCTTTACGGGTTGAGCCCTCCCCAACCCTCAATTACAGAATACGCCATTATGACGCGTATGTCAAGCATTAATTGAGGGGGCAGTGAAAAAATCTCGGCAGCGCGTAACACTCGTAGGGTAAACACTTG